TAAACTTTTTTGGTTAATTGTTTGTGTTGCACCAACTACAGATGCACCAGTCCATTGTGTTTGCCATGCATTCCATACTGTACCAAGCCCACCTGCCCGGTCGGCTATGGCTGAAATAGCGGTAAAGTTACCTTCAACATTTGTGACAACATCTGGCAAACGTTGAGTCTCAAACCATTCATCAGATGAAGGCATAAGATTCATACTACCAATAAACGTAAAGATAGCAAATGGATTAATATTTTCAGTTCGTGATGCATTTAACTGAGAAACCATTTCAACTTCAGTATATGGTAATGTAACTAAATCACCGGTAACTCGATAATTTGAATTTGATCTTGCGGTATTTGTGCTATTTTTTTCAATAAGATTTACATTATCCATATAATAAAATGGACGTAATTCTTGATTTTCCATGTCAATAGAACAAATATAATCTTGTGAACCTACATCACCAACCGTATGGCCAGAGAAATTATCAACAATAAAACCATTCTTAAAACGGTTTAAACCTGTTGTATTATCACGAATCTCAAAAGATTGTGTTTGTTGTTCAAGTAATGATAATGAGGTATAATATTCAACATTATCAATACGCTTTTCTAATTTACCAATATCACGCATTGTATAGCGCTTATTATCAATTGAATTAACAATTACACTCTTAGTTGAATATCCATATGGATATAAATCTAGATTATACAACATCATGCCGGTTGATGGTGTTGATGGTAAATTAGGATTAATATCGGGTGTACCAGTTACGCTAAAGAATGAGCCGGTCAAATCTAAGGCAATAATATCTTTTCTGCCAATATAGCTTTGTAGATCTGCTTTAATACTAGCATCACGTTTTGGACACATTGTTGTGCCGACATTTGAAATTCTTGGTCTAAAATCAAATGTATCTGCAAGTGGAATAGTACCAAAAAATGGAATTTCATCATATGAAATAGTTGACAAATAGCTATTTACAGTAAAGAAGTCTCCAGCACCAGAATGATCAAAATATTCATATACAATTTTAATAGGATTAGACGGTGTTGCTGCACTTGCATTTAATGTAACAGATGCAAGATCATAAAATGCCGCCTTTTGTCCATCGTCAAAACTATATCGATCTGAAATATCTAAAGTATATTGATCATTGGTTGGTGTATTTCCAAATGTTACTGCCGGTGCCATCTTAACAGCAAGAAGTCTAAGACCATCAGCTTTATCTAAAATGATAGTACTAGCTTTTACATCATTTTCCGATGTAAGAATTTTTGTTGCAGTCGATAAAGTCTTTGTTTTTTCGCCTGAACCATTTTTATTAACCGTTACTAATACAACATAATTAGTATTTTGTGCCAAACCATCAACAACTAATGAATTATTATTTACAATTGAAAATGAAGCATTAACGATTGAACCAGTAGTATTGTTTAATACCAAATAATTAGTTAAGTTATTTACCGATGCAAATGAAGTGGCATTTGGAATATCACTAAGAGGAATAGTTACAGTTGTTCCGGTTGTTGTAGACTTTGAAATATACGCAATTGCAGAATATGAAGTATCATTAATACCTAATGGATCACGGATTGTAGTTACATTTGAATAAGGTGATAAGAAGATTGCAACGTCATTATTTGTTTCTTTAATTGAAGTTACATATCTACTAATAGCAGCACCGGTAAATGTTGTACTTGGTGCTTGCGCGACTGTTAATGAACTGTTAGAATTAATTAAAGTTACTTCATATCTTGATGAACCAACTTTAATAAAATCACCTATCTTAAGATCAGTTAAAAATGTTGATCTTCCAGAAGCATCAGTTAAAATAGTAGAACCGCTAGTTCCACTAATATTACCAATCAAAGAAACTAATTCTTCCGATACGTCAGCGGTAAATGTTGTAGCGGTTGATCCACCTGCGATATAAAATTGTTTAACATCACTTTCAAAAGAATAACCACTATTTAATTTAATATTAAATAATGATAACTTATATTTTGTTGAAGAAGTGGCAAGTGCAGTATCACCGTTAAATTCAATAAATCTAACTCTTGCTGTACCTATTTTAGTACCTGAACTAGTACCAACCGCGGTGGTGAACTTATTATAAAGGCTTACTTCCGGAAACAATGAAACATTTGGTAGTGAATTGATATTTGTTACAATAACGTAATTACCAATTGGACTAATGATATCAACGTTATTATAAAATTGAGTTGTTCTTGGCTTTGAAATAGGTAAATATTCTGTTGAAATTTTTTCAATTTCATAACCTTTAACATATGCTTTACCTGGTTCTAAACCGATGGCATATTTTGCTTTATTTGTATTTTGTGTCGCAATAGAATCTGTTGTTACGGCATCATATACACCGCGATTAAAAATCGGATTTGATTCATATGTCCAAATAACACCAGTTTGTGCTGTTGTGGTTGAACCTTCAACGTGAACTGGGGCAGTTGAATTTGATGTGCCATCTCTTCTTGCGCGATAATAATTACCACCATTCAATACAATATCATCAGATAGATAATTTGTATTTGCTAACCATTGGCCTCTATTATTATTACGATATTCACGAACATCAATAGCAAAATTCTTTACAGTGTAATCGCCTGATTCATCATATGTTCTACGCGCTAAAGTTTTTTCTAGAATAGAATAATCAGCTTTTGTTACTAACTTATTAATTTTTCCATTTTCTACTTCAATAATTTGAATAAAATCTGGAATAGAATCAGTATTAGTTAAATCAATTTTAGTTAAAACTAAGTTAATTGAATAGCGATCTGCGCCTGGCGCAAAATAATTTGATGCACCATATGCATTATCATTTAATGAATCATCATCGGTAGATGTTACAATAGATTCTATTGCTTGAAGTCCAATTTTATATGATGGAGTATTACTATACTTGTCAAGAACAATAGTCTGTGATTGCACCTGAACAAATGCATTTTTAATAAAGTAAAATCCAGTTTCAATTGAAACTAATGATGCATTACCAGTTGCACTAGATAATGCTAAAGTTAATGTTACAGGGCCTTGGTCAGAATTACAAGTTAAAGATTCACCATCAATAAAAGTTTTTACATTATCAGAATCAGAATTTGTATATTTTACAAATAACGTAGACGGATCGTCGCCTTCTTCAACCGTGGCAAATAATATTAATGCTGTTAAACCTGTTGCATTAGTAACAGTTTTTCCAATTAATGTAGTTATATCAATGCCTGGGGTACTTTGTAGTTTAACATAAAATGCATTTGTATCAACTGATGCATTTCCTGGGATTACCATTGATCCTTCTTTAAACACATGCTTACCAAATGTTTCAATCTGTTTATTAATAATAGATTGAATTTGATTTAATTCGCGGGCTTGAACCGCATATCCAGGCTTAAAAAGAACTTTATAAAATTCTTTATCTGGATTAAAATCGTCGAAATATGGTTCAGTGTTAAAATTAATGGTCATATTAAACCTTTGTTAAACTAATATTATATTTATTAAAATTGAATAGCAGTTCTGGTGACAATAGTTTCTTCAATTGATGGAGAAAATGCTTTTCTATTATCAATATACAATATATCACCCGAGAATTTATTAAAATCCGGGTATTCTACATCAATAATATTAAAATTATTAAATGTATTTTCATTAATTTGTACTGTTAATGTTTGATTAACTGTACATGGATAATTATCCAATGATTGTAATAATATCGTTGAAACATCAAATGCAACAATCAAATATCTATGTCCTGAATTATCAGTTAAAATCATATCATTTTCACATAATGTATAATCAAATTGTGCTGTAACTTTAAAACATGCCGATGCTAAACTAGAAAATACCTTATCAGTTGATACATACTTTTGCGGATTACGAATTATACCAAATTGACGATAATCATTATTAACTGTAAAGTCTTTATTCTTTTCAACCGAAATTAATGTGTGAGTCATAATAGCACTAGAATATAATTCTTTTTCGGCATTTTTACCATGACCACCTAATGGGCTAATGATTACTCTTGCTGTAGCGCCAATACCATTTCCAGTTATTGTTACATTCGCATAAGTATAATTACTGCCATGGTCTAGTATATTAATACCTTTAATTTGGCCATTTTGTATAACTGGTTCGGCAGTTGCATTTTGACCATCTCCCGTTATAGAAATCATAGCAGAACCATAACCAGTACCACCAGTTACTACCTTAATAAAATCAATTGATCCATTAACAGCTTGTAATTCAACATTTGACTGAATTGTATTCAGTGTACCAACTGATAGATCTACTTGTAATGTTGCTTTAACTGCTGGTTGATTAGTTTCATCTGTTACTAATTCTAAATTAGCAAAGGTATATCCTAAACCAGCATCATTAATAATGACATTAGTTACTTGACCATTTTCTATTATTGCAGTTAATTTTGCTGTTGTATTTGCTTCACCTGTACTTGACGTACCATCACCAACAACAACAATATCTGGAACAGTTGTATAACCCGAACCTGGATTAAGAATATTGATCTTATCAATTGTACCAGAAGTATAAAACTTATCTTTTAATGCTGTTGTCACTGGCATAAAAGCATTAGTTAAAAACTTATTACGAAGAGCACTGGGTACATTAAACATATACTTCCAAATATACCCATCTTCTGTATAAATCAAACTAATATCATTACCACTTGGTGATACTGTAGATGGTGAATCGTAATTATTTGATATGCATTTATAAACATTAAAATCGCTAGTTAATACATAAAACTTAGCATCTTTAATGCTTGTTGCACCAGAATATGCTGGAGTATCAACTGAATATGAATCATCATACATATCATAAACAGTATCTTTAACCCAGTCAATACGTGGAACAATTAAACACATATCAGATTCAGAGATCTGTTTTAATAAAATCATGTTATTTCTAACTCGATTTTCATAATTTAAATCTTCACGCGGAATCTCAGGCGTATCTTGATCATACCAAGATAAAGTTTTCCCAAGAAATGTGTAATATATTGCACGACGAGATATAACCTCATCGTACATTCCTCGAGCAATAGACGCCCGTAATTCTGATTTAATTACTGAGCTCATTAACTAATTGTAACAACCCAAGTAATTGAAATACTATCGGCGGCCTGCTTATTGATAGTTGGAAATACTGTACGACAAAGCATTGCACCAGCAGAAGCAGCATTGAAAATACCAGCTTCAGTTAAAGCACCAGTACCTGTACCTGCTGGGAAAGTTGCAGTGTATGTTACTATATTATTTGTTGCAGTCGTTGAGGTTAATGCAACAATACCATTCTGGGTATTTAATGCAGTATCAGCAACAGCAGCAGCATTAGTACCTGTGCCTACAGCCATGTGTGACATAACTGCAGATGCTGTTCCAGTCATACGTGAAGCAATAAAATTCTTACCATTTGTTACGATAAGATTCTTATGCTCAACTGATTCTACTAGGGCACCAGTACTATCAAATCGATTAATAGTAAGCATACCAGTTAGTTTAACTTCATTATTAAATGCCATCATGTTCTCCTAATTTGTTAAAATTATTTATACTATATTAATATGTAAAATCATCAATTACAATATCATCTTCAATAGATCTATTTGTTGATATTCCAATTATTTCTTGTGTTTCACTAAAATAACCATATTCAGCATAATTGTCTGCATTATATAGATACATTGTTACATCAACATTATCAGTAAGTGTAATATTGTTGTCCTTAACTAATGTATCAGTTAAGTTAGCATTATCAGATATTTGTTTATTATTAGTTAATTGATTAACATCATCAATATTAATAGAATCTTGTTTTGTTGTTTCAACTAATTTATTATTAATATCAGTAATTGATATATCATCTGCTAATGGTTTTGATATATCAACTGCATCAAATTCAGTTATAGTAATACCATCATCTCTATATTTAGAGATATCTTTAACATTTTCATCAGTTGGATCTACTGTATCAATAAAATGAACTAATTTATAATTAATTAATGATTTAATCCCGGGTGATAAGTTAATAACATTATTTAATTGATATTCTGCAAATAATCTAGTTCCTGCTGGATGCAAGTAAGACTTAATTATATTCTTATAGCTATCTAAAGATTCATCAATCTTTATTTGATATGCATATGGTTGATAATAATCTTGATCTTGTATATAAACAGCATCAGAAATAAAACCATCATTACTAACATAATATCCTTGATATCTTGCAATAGGACTGATATTAAATTTAATCAGTGCCATTTTTTGTTCGGCTGGAATATTATCAACCGAAGTATTTGATGTATCTAAATTATATGAAATCTCTGTTCTAAATGTTTGTATAATATCACCAACATATGTATTATCGGTATATTCCACGGACCAATAATCAGATTTGTTAATAAAGCCTTCATCAATAAAACCTAAAGTACTTGTTCTTGACGGTAAAGTTAAAATGTTAGTATCATTTTTATCAATGCTAAAGATACCATCTTGTAAATTGATAGTTGTAGATTGAATATTAGCATAGAATTCATAAGAATATCCATTACCAAATTTTATAATTGATATTTTTTTAATACCACCTTGTTCATCTATTTTATCTACTTTAATGGTTGAATTAATAATGCCTTTGCTAGTATTTGCACTAACAGTAAGTAATTCACCAACTTTAAAACCTAAACCAGGTACAATTACTTCATAACTACCAATAGTAGAAGAAATACTTCCAATAAAATCATTTCCATTATAGTCAGTATAATGAATAGTTGAATTTATTGCAATATTATTAAGATACTTGTTATTCTCAATGAAGACTTCATATAATGAACTATTAATCTTCTTAATTTTTTTAACAACAACATAAGTAATTCTATTGTCTTCAGTAATTACTTTAATAGTGTTAGTTAATAATTGATTAATGTCGCCTGATTTAGGAATAACAAATAATGAATTATCTTGATTCCATTTACCATCTGATGTTCGTAAAACCGATTTATATGGATAATAAATCTCAACATCTTTATTAAAAAGTAACTTAAATAATAACCGATATGATTCTTCAGAACCCTTTGCTAAATAGATTTCCTTTATCTTTTT